TAACGCAGATTTTACAACCGAGTTACATTATTTTTATAAACCCCTGTCGATAACAGTGACATCAGATGGAACGAGTTGGTTAGGAACAAATGCGGCAAATGCTCTTCTTTATGGGTGTCTTGTTGAGGGTTATATATTTCTCAAAGGCGACCCTGATTTGATGCAGTTGTATCAGGCTAAGTATGATGAATCGTTAGAAAGATTGGAGTCTCTGGGTGAGGGTTACAACACAACAGACAGTTATAGGTCAGGCACTGTCAGGAAGTCACGATCCTGATGTTTGAAGTTAGCATGAACTTGCCTGATACACCTATCGTTGATGTTTCGACAACCAAACACAAAGGTCATGATGTGGAGTTCTGGGCAGAAAAAGCGACCAACAGGATTGTTTCTGTTGGCAGCAATTCGCATCCTGCAATTCAGGAACAGGCGCAGGCTTTTAAAGATCAGGTTTATACAGCGGTGTTGTTTTATATGGTGGAAGCAATAAAAAGCGATAGAACCACGTTGACAGCGATGCTGGAAAAAAATCAACAGAAAGAAATGGCAGACATAATTAGGAGATTGTAATGGCTATATCTCAGGCTATGTGTACTAGCTTTAAGAAAGAGTTGCTTGAAGCAAAACACAATTTTTTGGCAAGTGGCGGCAACAGCTTTAAATTGGCTTTGTACACAAGTTCTGCAAGTCTGGGGGCGGGTACGACAGCCTATACGACTTCCAATGAGGCAAGCGGAACCAACTATACTGCCGCTGGTGCAGCTTTAACAAACATCAACCCAGACTCTAGTGGTACGACAGGCTTTACCGATTTTGCGAACCTGACGTTCTCTACGGTAACGATTACAGCTAGGGGCGCACTAATCTATAATGACACCAATTCAGATCGAGCGGTGTGTGTGTTGGATTTTGGTGGAGACAAGACTGCAACGGCAGGTGACTTTACGATTACCTTTCCTACCGCAGACGCGAGTAACGCAATTATCAGGATTGCCTGATGTCTTCGATTACGGGATGGGGCCGCGCTGGTTGGGGAACAGATGGCTGGGGAACGCCTGATGATATAAATGTCACTGGTGTTGCAGGTACAAGTGGTTTAGGTAGCGTTACAGTAAGCGGGGCTGCAAATGTAACTTTAACAGGTGTTTCAGCGACTGGTGCAATTGGCACTGAAGTTGTAGGCATATCAGTAACAATTAGCCTTACAGGCGTATCAGCCAGCGGGTCAATCAGACCCGTTAATGTCTGGGGGCCAATCGATACATCGCAAACGCCAGCGTGGCAAGATATAGTAACACCAACAGGCATAGCCGCATGAGGTTTATAACATGGCAACTTATGTAAATGATTTAAGATTAAAAGAGATCGCCACAGGAGATTCTTCAGGTACGTGGGGGTCAGAAACAAACACTAATCTAGAGCTAATTGCAGAAGCATTAAGTTTTGGTACACAGGATTGTTTCTCTAGTGACGCTAATGCAACGACAACTGTTGCTGATGGATCAACAGATCCAGCCCGTTCGATTTATTTTAAAGTAACATCATCTGCTACGCTTTCAACGACGAGAGAGCTAACTATCGGGCCAAATACAATATCGCGGCTGATGTTTATTGAGAACGCAACAACAGGTTCTCAGATCATCACAATCAAGCAAGGCTCTGGTGCAACTGTAAATATTGGCAACGGAGCAGTTAAGGCAGTTTATTTGGATGGTGCAGGATCAGGTGCAGCGGTAGCTGATGCGCTTGTTGATCTGGACTTAACAGGAACAACCACCGCAGCAACCTTGACCGCTTCTGGGGTAATCACGGGAGCAACGCTAGAGGCTACGGGTGACACATCCGCAGGGGACAATGCAGCGATAGGATTTACCTCGGCTGAAGGTCTAATTCTTACAGGGCAAGGTTCTACAAACGATGTAACAATTAAAAATGATGCAGATGCAGACGTACTAACAATCGCAACAGGAGGGACTAGCGTTGATATAGTAGGCGATGTTACAGCTTCTACTGTGAATGCAGATGGCGATACTGCTGCTGGTGACAATGCAGCGATGGGCTACACTGCCGCTGAAGGATTAATTCTCACAGGACAGGGGTCAACTAATGACGTAACAATTAAAAATGATGCAGATGCAGATGTATTAACCATTGCAACAGGCGGTACAAATGTAGACGTAGTTGGCGATCTTACCGCAGCGTGTTTTATACCTGATGGGGATACGTCCTCTGGTGATGCCGCAGCAATAGGTTACACTGCCGCTGAAGGTTTAATTCTTACAGGACAAGGCTCGACCAACGATGTAACAATCAAGAACGATGCAGATGCTGATGTATTAACTATTGCAACAGGTGGTACTAGCGTTGATATTGTTGGAGACTTGACGGCTGGAACATTAAATGCTGATGGTGATACTAGTGCTGGTGATAATGCTGCAATGGGATATACCGCTGCGGAAGGTTTAATCCTCACTGGACAAGGCTCAACAAATGACGTGACGATTAAGAATGACGCTGATGCTGATGTTATTGAGATTCCAACTGGAACAACTAATGTCGCAATAGCTGGTACGCTTGATGTGGGGGGAGCAAAAGCAAAAGTTGCAGGGAAAGAAACAATCTATGTTCCAGCGGCAGCGATGTATCCAAATTCTACAAACGGATGTGCTGATTTAACACAGGTTGAATTGTCAAATGGCCCAGAACTCAAATGTTTGGATTTTGACGCATCCTCCGATGAAAACGCTCAGTTTACTGTATGTTTCCCCAAATCGTGGAACGAAGGCACGGTAACCTTTCAAGCGTTTTGGACAGTGACAGGCACGAATACAGGTACAGTTGCGTGGGGCTTATCTGGCGGTTGTATGGCTGACGATGCTTCAATCAATACAGCCTTCGGAACAAATGTGGTTGCAACGGCAAAAGCCTTTAGCGGCACATCAAATGATATGACTGTTTCGGCAGAATCAGGTGCTGTCACCATTGCGAATGCGGCAGTAGACACAATGGCTTATTTTCAGATTATGAGAGATGTCAGTGCTGACGATCAATCAGGCGATGCAAGACTTTTGGGTATCAAGTTATTCTTTACTACAGATGCGGCAAACGATGCATAGGGTTAAATAATGTCAAGTTTTGGCTACAACGTATTAGGTTTTGGGGCTTTTCCAAACAGGTCAAAGACAATGGATATTGAATGTCTTGTCGTTGCTGGAGGAGGATCTGGTGGATTTGGATCTGGAGGTGGCGGTGGTGCTGGCGGCTTCCTTGAAGTTTCAACGACAGGGACAGTATCCGATGGAACAGAGTGGACAATTACTATAGGTGCAGGAGGAGCAAGAGCAACCAGCGCAACAAATGGTGCAGCAGGATCTGACTCCTCAATTGCTGGCACAGGCATCACCAACACCACTTCTACTGGTGGGGGGCGTGGAGGACGATTTGGTTCACATGGAGGTGGGGCTGGCCCTACGACAGGAGGTTCTGGTGGGGGTGGCGGATTTGGAAACAATCCATCTACAAGCACAGGAAGTCCCGGTACGTCTGGTCAAGGTAATGCTGGAGGTAATGCTACAATTAGCTCAGCTAGTAATGCTGCCACAGGCGGTGGTGGGGGAGCCGGTGGAACTGGAAGTCCCGGTGGTTTTTTAAGTGCGAATCACCCTCTTGGGGGAGACGGTGGAGCAGGGACAGACTGGAAGTCGCTTGGAACTTCATATGGTGGTGGTGGCGGTGGTAGTGCACAACAGGTTAGTAATGCCTCTGCTGTAGCTTCCATTGGTAGTGGCGGTGCTGGAGGCGGTGGAGACGGTGGTCGTTATGGGGGTGGAAGTTCACCTCAACAAATACAGGCCACTTCTGGAAGTGCCAACACAGGCGGTGGTGGAGGCGGTGGAGGATCATTTAATTTTGACCTTCAAGGTGGAAACGGAGGTTCTGGGATAGTGATTCTTAGATATGCTGGTGGTCAAGTTGCAACAGGAGGAACGGTGACTTCTTCAGGCGGCTTCACTTTTCACACGTTTACAAGCTCTGGGACATTCACCACATGAGTCATTTTGCTAAAGTAAAAAATAATCTTGTAGAAACTGTAATCGTTGCAGAGCAAGATTTCATAGACTCACTACCATCAGAGTCTGGCGTGATGTGGGTGCAAACATCTTACAACACATATGGCGGTGTTCATTATGCGCCTAATTCAAATACACCTGATGGCGGTGTAGCGTTACGAAAAAATTATGCAGGAGTTGGTCATACTTATGACTCTGGCAGAGATGCTTTTTATGAACCACAACCTTATCCAAGTTGGAGTTTGAATGAAACATCCTGTATTTGGGAACCTCCAGTGGCTCACCCGAATGACGGAAAATGTTATGTATGGGATGAGACAAGCAGACAGTGGGTTGAAATGACCTAATGCATTTAATCAAAGAAAATATAAATAATGGCCCTGTGCCTGTTCTGCTGACCAAAAACACGCATCCGTCTTTTATTGGAAGTTGGATTTTAGATGATTTATCTATTTGTGATCGTTTAATTGATTACGTTGAAGATAAAAAGGCAAAAAAACAAGGCGAAGTAAATCGGGGAATTGTTGGTCATCAGGATTCAGGAAAAATAGGCATTAACAAAAAAACAAAAGATTCTTTTGAAAGAAGATTGTCTTTTCAACATAAAGTTTGCTGTGACTATTCGATTGAATTACAAAAATGTTTAAATCTTTATTTGAAAGATTACCCTTTTGCAGACAAAGTTGCAGCGTTTAATGACGGTGTAGAGCAAGGTAACGTGCAAAAGTATCCGAAAGGCGGTGGTTTTTTTAAGTTTCATACCGAAAGAGCATCGCTGTTATATGCCAATAGGCATCTTGTGTATATGACATATCTTAACGATGTAACGGAAGGTGGTGAAACAGAATTTGCACATCAAAAACTAAAAGTTAAACCGCAAAAAGGTCTTACATTAATATGGCCTTGTGACTGGACTCATTATCACAGAGGCATTCCTTCACAGACACAGGTGAAATACATTGCAACAGGTTGGTATTGTTATTCTTAATTAGTTAATGGCAGGGTTTTTTTATGGAAATTAAACTTTCTAGTCTGATGAACCTCGCTCCAGTTTTGCTAGTCGGTGCTGGTTTGATTGCAAGTTATACAACGCTTGAGGCACAGTCACAGGAAAACGCAGAGGACATCAGTGAGCTAAGTGAACAGGTTGACGAGATTGAGGATGAAGTAAATCAACTTCAAAACCAAATGACACGTTCTGAAATTATCCAACAAAACACAGCAGAAGACTTGTCAGATGTTAAGGCAGATACAAAGGTTATTCTCAACTTGTTGCAAAATCAACGCAGATCAACAGAAGATTGATGTGGCTACTGTTAAGGAGTCAATGACAAGGATTGACAATCACGAGCGTGAATGTTCGATTCGTTATCAGAATATTGAAGAACGCCTTGAGCAAGGTTCTAAGCGTTTTGATAAATTAGAATTAATGTTATGGGGAGTTTATCCGTTTATTATTACTGTATTGGCGGCATTTAAATGGATGGACTAGATGGAAATCATTGTTTTTGCGCTTATAGTTCAGTTAAGCCCTGCCGACCCAGAAAAGGTTGCTGGTTACTACATGAATCAAAAGCAATGTGTCAACATTGCAAAAATACTGACGAAAAGAGAGGAGAACTATAAGCCTGCTTTAGCTTTCTGCAAACCTGCTTTTGTCGATCCCAACAAGGAGGAAATAGATGGCTACGCAAAAAAAATTACAGCGAACCAGTAAGTACGCCAAGTATGACCTTGATGGGGATGGCGAGGTAACTGACGAGGAGCTTGAGCGTCATCAACAGCTTGTTGAGCTAGAGCTTCGTGAGGAAAAGGCAGATTCTCAAAGAAACATGGCGTGGGTAGCCATGATTTCAATGGTTTTGTTTTCTGTTTTTCTTATGCTGCCTATGATGCCCGACAGCAGGGTTAAAGCACTTTCTGATTTGCTTGGACTGTTCTACATAGCTCAAGCGTCTATTGTAGCAGCTTACTTTGGAGCTACTGCATTCATGAGTAGAAGATGAAGTGCTTGAAGAAATCCAAGCAGCTAATCGCGCAATTGACGTTATGTTACAAAGCGTCAAGCACGGGAAAGACCTAAGTCACTGTGCTGAGGCTTGCGCTAACTATTTTAACAACAAATCTATACTTGCAAGGCGATCTAACAAGAAAGGCCGTGGCTCTGTATTGCAAAACTTTCTGGAGTTGGAGAAACTTAGAGAAAAAGAAGCAGAACTTCGCACCCTTATGAAGCTAACGGGCAGGCCCGGAATGTGGGAAGACTTCTTGCAGTTTCAAAAAGAGGCAAAGCGGGAAAGAGCCTATCAGGAGAAAAAGAGAAAACAATCAGATGCCGCTACTATGAATTTAGTCATGAAATGGTTCAAGTACATGATGGCGGCGATTGCATCACTTTTTTCTATGCTGATGGCGGTCATGGAGTTTTTGAACGCAAGTAAAGGAGGTTAAGATGTTACAAGCACTCATCGGGCCAGTCGCAGGTCTACTTGACAAGTTTATTGAGGATAAAGACACCAAGAACGCCTTGGCCCACGAGATAAGCACGATGGCAGAACGCCACGCGCAGGAACTCGCAAAAGGTCAGTTAGAAGTCAATAAGGTAGAAGCAGCTTCAAAGTCTATGTTTGTTGCCGGTTGGAGACCGGCTGTCGGCTGGGTTTGCGTATTGGGTATGGCCTCAAACTACATTTTAATTCCATTTTCCAACTTTGGTTTAGCCTTGGCAGAATCAGATGTTGTCATACCCTTAATTGACACAAGCACCATGATGCCAGTGCTAATGGGTATGCTGGGACTTGGGGTTATGAGAAGCGTTGAAAAAGTACAAGGAGTATCGAGAGAAAAATGATTGGTTGGCTTTATGAAAAACATCTAAAACTATTTTTCGGACGTGAGTTTAAGCGTGTTCGCGCAAGAGACAGCAAAGGACGTTATGTTGCTGATGACAAATCAACGCCACATAAGAACGAGGCGTATATCAATGTGTCTGCGGCTTTGAATGCAGGCAAAGAGGACTAAGGTAACTTTATGAAACGAAATGGCAATACGAGAAAGTTAAATAAAGTCATCAAGGGCTTAAAAAAAGCCTCAAAGACACACGCTGCACAGGCAAAAACGCTTAGTAATATTAAGAAATCTCAAACAAAACGCAAAAGAAAATAATGAAACCGTATGTGTATACCTGCGACTTGTTGAGAGTTGTGGATGGCGATACCATTGATGTCAACGTAAGGCTTGGTTTTGATGTTGAGCTTAAAAAACAACGTCTCAGGCTTTATGGCATCAATGCTTGGGAATCGAGAACCAGAGACAAGGAGCATAAACGCAAAGGGCTTCTTGCTAAACAACGCCTTATAGAGCTTTGTCCTGAAAGACTTACCATGCTCAGTCATGGCAGGGGTAAATACGGTAGAATCCTTGCTACAATATTTACAACAGACAATAAAGACATATGTAAAATGCTGGTTGAAGAAGGCCATGCTTGGGAATACTTTGGCAAATGAATGCAAGTCGTTTTGTAAAATTGAAAATAATGT